TCCGACAAGATTGGGCAGACGTTAAGAAGGTGATGTGGTCTAGAAGTGGATACATGAAACCTTTTTATGATGACGGGGTTTATGGTGGCACTGACATGGTATATTATGTACCCGTGATGACCGAAGAGGAAGGTCGCACATTAGTACACAATCTGAACACTAAACTTTTTGTCTACCTGATGAAGACAGCTAAATGGTCTGGGTTCGGTAATGAAAAAGTTTTCTGCTCTATCCCAAGCTTGATATCAACACGATTTTGCGACGAAGAAATTTACAAACACTTTAAGTTGACCAAAGAAGAAATAGAATATGTGGAAAATTATTAGAGATAAGATGAACAACCACCAGTATATGAGTGGTGTCGAAAGATCTTTTGAACGAGTAAAAAATTCTGGAGAAATATTTACTCCAACCGATCTTGTATTAGAAATGCTTAGTAAATGTGATTTAGATATTTTCTCGCCCAATAAGACAGTGCTTGATCCTGCTTGTGGAGATGGTCAGTTTTTGTATGCTGTTTATCTAATCAAAACGATTCACTTTGGTATGACTCATGAGGGTGCTCTAGAAGATATTTACGGGGTGGATATTATGAGAGATAACGTAGACTTATGCAAAAAAAGACTAGGTGGTGGGACCATAATCATGGGCGACACACTCAATCCAGATAAAAATATAGAAGGACAAACCAGAGAAGAAAGAATCAAAATGGGAAATCTTTTCTCAGACAAGGCTAATCTAACAAAGTTTATGTAAAATGTTATAAGCATATAACAAAATGTTCTAAAAAAAGTGTTGACAAAACATAAAAAACCTGTCATAATATGATTTTAAACGATTGAGGGATGGGAAATGAGACACGAAATTTACGAAGAGTTTACCCTTGCTAATGTTAGTGACACCATTGGCTGGAAGTCTGCTGCCGGATATCTTGAAGGCAAAATCGTTCGGATTGACCGCAAAAAAGACACCGCTTCTCCAATCCACAAGAGTGATTGGGTTTCGATTCTTATTGATCCATACTTTGCTCGATACGATGGTGAAACGGCATATCCTAGTGCAAATTTTTTGCGAGGTGTTTGTCGAGTTGTTTCTACTGGATTTGAAGAGGAGGTAGCATAATGATTACTCATATAGGTGACGGTAAAATCGAAGGTGAAGTTGGTATCGCATTGTATGCTGGCGACACAGTCAAAGCACGAGGATTTAGTCCTGAATTCCTGTCTTATGCTGTATTGACCAATGGGGGTCTTGCTGAAGAGGTCCGATTCCGTGACCCGATTACCGAAGAACAGCAGTTCTTATGGTATAAAACCTGCAAAATGTTATAAGCATATAACAAAATGTTCTAAAAAAAGTGTTGACAAAACCCCAAACATCAAGTATAATAGCTTAGTAAAATAAAGAAATAAAGGATATAATATGTTTTTAGCAAAACCAAACACATTCAACCATCTTCATTGTAAGACTTTTAAATCTATTTCTGAATCTGTAGAATATCTTAACAATCGATTGAAAGTTCCACCAAAAATCAATGATGAAGGATTCGAAGAAGAACCTATGATGATCTACCCCAAAATGAAATTCATCGATTTTGCCTTGCTCGGTAAAATTAAGAAAGTTTATCCTAGTGGTGTTGTCGAAACTCTCGACCATTTGTCCGAGAAAGAACTAAAGAAATTGGAATCAGGAGATAAAAAATAGTGGTAGGGTTTGCATTGATCTATGCCCTCTGGGTAATTGTGTTTACTATTCTAGCGGCTATGTTCTGGGCCTTGTTACCAGAATCAAAGTTTATGTCTTTAAAGTCTAGAATGATTTGGAGTGGTGTGTCGACATTTTTCACATACCTCGTTATCGGATTTGGATTAATATGATTAAAGAAAGTGTTATACTAACTGATGCTGACGGCGTTCTCTTAAACTGGGAACTGGCGTTTTTTGAATGGATGTCTGACCGAGGAATAAAAATGGTCGATAGTACTAAGTACAATGTCGGCGATTGTTATGGAATTTCTCGTGAATATGGTAAGGGTTTAATTCGAGAATTCAATAGTTCATCTGCAATCGAACGACTTGCACCATTTCGCGATTCGATCAAATACATTCGAAAGTTGCACGAAGAACACGGTTTTGTTTTTCGCGTTATTACTTCGCTGTCCAAAAGCCCACACGCAGCGCGACTACGATTAAAAAATCTACATGCATTATTCGGAACTACAGCTATCGACCAATTGATTTGTATTGACACTGGTGCTGACAAAGACGAAGAACTAGAAGTTTATCGCGACAGTGGATGTTATTGGATTGAGGATAAACCAGAAAACGCAGATCTTGGTGTCAGGCTTGGGTTAAATTCTGTTTTGATTTCACATCCCCACAATGCATCATATGACGGTAAGGCTTGTCGTTTAGAAAATTGGAAAGATATATATAAGTATGTAACAGGAGAGTTATGAATATATTTTATACTGATGAAGACCCTAAAGAATGTGCTTCCAGCCACAACGACAGTCATTGTATCAAAATGATATTAGAATATTGTCAGTTGTTGTCCTCTGCACACCGTTATGTTGACGGCGAATTGACTATGGTTCCATCCTTAGACAAGACAGGCGCCCAAGTCTATCTCAAATCAGGCGAAAAACGCACCAAGAAACACTGGAGGCTACCTGACGACAGGGAGACTACATTATACCTCGCTACTCATATAAACCACCCCAGCGCCATCTGGGTGCGTCTCAGCAAGCAAAACTACGCTTGGTTGCACTCATTACTGGTGGAATTGTGTGCAGAATACACATTTCGCTACGGTAAAACGCACAAATGCCTCGAAATCGGGCTAGTTGACGCATTGTCTACGCCACCCAACAACATCGCCGATACGCCGTTTACGCCGCCCACACCGGCGATGCCCGACGAGTGTATGCTAGAATCTTCTATTGCATCTTATCGCAATTACTACAACACATTCAAAGCACATTTGGCGTCGTGGAAAAAACGTGGTGCGCCCGAATGGTTCCAATCAGGAGTGCCCTATGCCAACGTATGATTTTAGAAATAAAGAGACTGGAGAAATTCTAGAAAAAAGAATGAAAATAAGTGAGAAGGAGTCTTGGTTAAAAGATAATCCCGAATATGAGTATGTGATGTTAGGCGCCCCGAGTATCGGCGACCCAATTCGATTGGGACTTCGAAAACCCGACCAAGGATTTCGTGAAGTATTGTCCAAAGCGAAAGAGGCTCACCCAAGAGGAAACATCAACACCTTTTGATCTTGGGGTAACTTTTAATTAACAAGAGAAGTTGCTTATGTCAAGAAGAACTGGTAAAATCGCAGATCAAGAAACTACAACCAGAAAAGGGAGAACTTGTAATAAATTAAAAATAGACCATTTGAGTTTGATTGAACCCTTAACAGAAAATCAAAAATTATTTTTTGATTCGTATTCGAGAGGGGATTACTTTATGGCATTACATGGTGTGGCTGGAACAGGAAAAACATTCATTGCTTTTTATAAAGCACTTGAAGAAGTCTTGAACCGAAGTACCAGTTTCCAAAAGATTATCATAGTTAGATCGTCGGTGCAGTCCAGAGATATGGGCCATTTGCCCGGCGATGTATCGGAGAAGATGGACATATTTTCTCAACCATATGTTCAGATCTGTGAAAATCTCTTTGGAAGAAAGGATGCTTGGTCTACTCTTAAGGAACAAGGTGTTGTAGACTTTATATCCACATCATTCATTCGTGGTATGAGTTTTGATGATGCGATTATTATTGTCGATGAAATGCAGAATATGACATTTGAAGAAATCGACACGGTAATGACACGAGTCGGCCATCAATCTAAAATTATCTGGTGCGGAGACTACCGGCAGACAGACCTAAATAAAAAACAAAATGATGTCAGTGGTATTAATAAGTTCTTTGATATTGCGTATCATATGAACGCATTCACAAAAATAGAATTCACTGCAGACGATATTGTTAGGAGTTCATTAGTTAGGGATTATATATTAGCTAAACTTCAACATGAAGATGCCGTATATGAAGTAGGGAAAACTAGACCAAAAGCTGCATAAACAAATGGTAATTACATTATGAGAAATGAAGCACTAGATCGGGTCGTCTCTGACGACCCATCTATTATTGAATTTTGCAATTCATTTGATGACGTTGCAGTTCAGTATGTCGATCAATCGGTAAAGATCCAGAACGGCTCTGTAAATTTAGATCGTATCTTGTTGTACATTCCTTCGCATAAAATTTCTTGGAATCGATTGTATGACATCTTAAGTAAGTTTAACTTTCCAGAGGAATATAGATTTGAGTTAGCTAATAATTATTATGCGTCTGTAAATATTGGAATCTGCCTAGAAAAGTCTGGTACCAAAACTAATTATAGAGTCTACACTGAATATCGAATTGACGAACCCACATATTTAAAAATGGTCAAAAACCTTGTCCAAAAACATAAGATAATTGACTCGTTTAAATGGGACTATGACAACCCATCTGGTGTTAAGAAAACATTTTATGAGACTTTGATTTTACCCAACGTGAGTCAAATTGAGCTTGCGATGTACCAATATAAAATTTCTTATGTGCCTGAAACTATCACGAAAAAATTACGTTCCAAAAAAGGCGAATTGTTTGGCACTTATTGTGTCCATGACGACATCACAGATAGAAAGGGATTGGATATAAAATTTCACGATCCATTTGAATTGCAAGATCTTGCGACGGAGCTAAATAAATTTTCCAAAAAAAATATTCAAAATTTGTTAAAACCGCTTGACATTTACCCCATACATCGAGTATCATTAGGGATTGGCGCAAATAAAAAGGACTACATAACTTTGTACTTTAAATTATGAAATTTAATCATTTACCAACAACACTCTCCGAACTGAAACGGAAAAACATAAACGGCCGAAGAGTCTATGAAACTCCTGGCGGAAAATTCCCATCAGTTACATCGATCACCTCACTGTCAAGTCGAGATTCCATTATACAATGGCGTAAAAGAGTTGGCGAGAAAGAAGCCAATAAAATTTCGACCAAGGCCTCTGGTCGAGGAACTAGAGTCCATCAGTTGTGTGAGGATTACCTGAATAACAATGTATTGTCTGGGATGATGCCTGATGCGTATGCTATGTTTAAACCCCTACAACCCATCCTAGACGAGTATATAGACAACATACACGCGCTTGAGGCGCCTCTGTGGTCCTCACACCTGCGAGTTGCTGGTACTGTCGACTGTATCGCAGAGTTTGCTGGGAAACTGTCTGTAATCGACTTTAAAACGTCCAATAAACCTAAAAAAGAAGAATGGATCGATAATTATTTTATGCAGTGTGCCGCCTATGCGGTGATGTATGAGGAACGGACAGGCATATCGATTAATCGATTGGCTGTATTAATTACTGTTCAGGATTCTGAACCACAAATTTTTGTTAAGAAAAGGGATGATTATATATATAAATTTATACAATTAAGAGATCAATTCGAAAGAGAGAACGGCATTATTTAATTTTATATATAGTGTATTAGAAAGAATTTGGGGTTTTGCCAGTTTTAGATTTCCTCCACCACACGAGGACACCCAGCGCCCAGAAAAAACTGGTTACTTATTAGAATTATTAGGAGAACATTATGGCTAAAAGTATTTCATCAAATACAAATAAAGTTATTAAAAAACCAAAAGGAACTTCGATTGGTCGAGGCCATTTTAAAACTTCTTCTTTGAACAAAAGAAAAAAATCAAATTACAAAAAATATAGGGGACAAGGTTAAATGGACGCTAAAGAAGCTAACAAAACGGTTGCATCAAAATTTCAATACGTTACTGACAAGAAAAAGTATGGGTTCTTTGAAACTTGGTCTGTCATGGACACAACCCAAGATGTTTGGCAAGGAGACTGTGAGGATTATTCATTAACGGTTCTTTGGTTTATGTCAGGCGAAAAGAAAAGTACTTTTATCAAGAATATTCTTTTCAATCTAGATTTTCGTATGCACTTTGTAAAATATAAAAAAACTGGTGAAGGTCACGCTGTCCTTTCTTACAAAGGTGAGTACTGTGACAACATCCAAAAGAAATGGTTCAAGAAAGACAGTGCAGCGTATAAAAAATACGATTGGAAATGGCCCGTATTTGGTCCAGTCGTATGTTTAAATTTGATCTTGGGTAAAATCATCAAACGAGTCGTCAAGCCTGATTGATACATTGTTAGTATAATATGAATGAAGTGAAAGAAGAAATAAAAGAACAGTTCGAAGGTAGTACGATGAGCAAAGCTGGTAGGCTTGCTATGGAACTGAGTGCCGAGAAAAAACGACTCGTACAGGAAATGAATGATCTTCAAATGGAGGTTGAGGATTTAAAACCCACAACTCCAACAGGAACACTTGACAGTTACGTCAAGTGGGCTGCAACTATTTTTGGGATTGGTGGAATATTCATACAACAAGCGGATTTCATTGTTGCCGGTCAAATACTCTATGCTTTTTCTGCGTGCTGTTGGATTTACGTAGGAAGTAGTTGGAACGACAAAGCCATTATGATTGGTAGTGCAATCAGTGGTACTGCAGTATTATTAACATTAACAAAAACAATGCCGCTATAGCTCAGTTGGTAGAGCAGTTGCCTTGTAAGCATCAGGTCCCGAGTTCGACTCTTGGTGGCGGCACCAGTTATTCCCTGTTAGCTCAGTTGGTAGAGCAAATGACTGTTAATCATTGGGTCCGTGGTTCGAGCCCACGACAGGGAGCCAATTTTGTTTCTTATAGTATACAATGTATATTTTATGAAACACAGCTCGAGGAGTTATCTGTGCTAACTCGGAAAGCACAGTGAGGATGGGCTGGCAGGCCCCTTTCAATATACCCAACCGCGTTCGGTTAGCTACCGTTAAACGAAGTCTGCTTTTAGGAAGGGTGGGTGAGTGGTTAAAACCATCAGACTGTAAATCTGACGCGAGAGCTACGTTGGTTCGAATCCAACCCCTTCCACCAATTTAGGAAATAAGTATGGCTACATGGAATCATAGAGTAGTAAGAAAAAAATTGGTAGATGATTTTGATGATGAGCAATATGCAATCCACGAAGTCCATTACGATGAAGAGAAGAATCCTGTTTACGTTACCCAAAATCCAGCAATGGTGGTAGAAATGAACATGAAAGATTTGCAAGAAACGCTTATCAGAATGCTTCATGCTACCACCCTACCCGCTTTAGACTATGACGACTTTGATAAATAAGGAGATGAACACGATGACTCAAACAGAATTGCCTTTGGGCGAATATAAACTCGAACCGCCTTATAATGGACAATTTTATTGCTTTATTAGACAGGATTTATTCCGTTGGCCTGAATTCATTAGTTTTTATAGACAGAGAAGACTATGAAAGAGCAGAAATTTAGATGGCAAGGTAAGATCGTAACAGGGGAAATCTCTTCTACCTACGTTTCCGTTGCTGGTAAAAAATATTTCGTTCAACTCACGAAGCCACCTCACGAAGATCTGGTCTGTAGTTCCCGAGGCCATACATGGCCGGTCAAAGGTTCTATCATTCTAGCAGAGGAAAAAATTTAAGTGGAAATGCAACGAATCTATAAGGTGGTTTATAGCCATTGGAAAGATGCGAATAACCACCTAACCATTCATGGTGATCTTCCCGATCACCTGAACAACGACTCAAGTGATAAAATCGTGGTAAGACGCCACGATAACTATTTTATGGATATCCGAAAAGAATCTATCATATCCGTCGAACAAGTCAAGCCCCGACCTTAAATCCCTATATACAGGGATGGTGTAAGTAGGTAAACATATCGGTTTCCAACGCCGAAGCTTGCGGTTCGAACCCGTGTCCCTGTGCCTAATATAAATAATGAGAGTGTATTATGAAGGGTTATTATTTACTCAATAGTTTTTTCGATTCTTCTTATGTAGATAGAATCATTGAAAAGGTACCAGACGATAGTGATGCCTGGGAGAAAGGAACCATTCGTGGGCCAGATAACGAAGGACAGACCGATACATCGGTTAGAAACGTAGATCTTGCTCACATAGGCAATCTTCGAAATGCGGATTTGTGTCGTGACCTTATGTATGTGGCCAGTCAAGTGAATGCCCAATATTTTGGGTATGACATCTACGATATAGTGCAGATGGATCTGTTAAAATATACAGGTGGCTTGGCCGATGGAGAAGATCAGTTCTATGACTGGCACGTCGATACAAACTTTTGGGGAAAGGGTTCAGAATCTCACATCCATCGTAAGATAACAATGATTTTACAGTTATCAGATGGTTCTGATTACGAGGGTGGGGATCTTGAATTCAAGGATAATACCATCAAAGAAGGGCACGATTTTAGAGCAAAAGGAACTGTAATTCTATTTCCTGCTCCATGGTCTCATAGAATAACCCCTGTGACAAAAGGTTTACGACGATCACTAGTAGCGTGGGTAGAGGGTCCAGCATGGCGATAGTAGCATCAGGTGTCATTTCAATAGGCACAACAGCAGGAACAGACAGAAGTGTGGTGGGTGAATTTGGTGGATCCGTACCTCATTCCCTATCAGAGTATTATGGCTTAGGAACATTGCCAGGTTCAGGCGAGATATCTATGTCTGATTTCTATGGGCAATCTGCTGGGCCACCTGCACCAGCATACGGTGGAACATCAATAAGTGTCCAATCCATTCCAGAAGATAATGCAACTGCAGTATTATTTCAGCAGACTGGGACCAACATTATCGCTGGAACCACTCTTAATGTCACATTTAGTGGTACAGCAGAATTGGCAGATTTTGAGATTTCGACCACCAGCGCAAGCTCTGGGTTTAGTGATCCAGGCGCTGCGACCATCACACTTACTGTCAATGGCAATAATTATAATCTTTGGATTCGAGCCAAGGCAGATTTAACCACCGAAACCGCGGAAACTGTTATCATTACTGTAGCAGCAACAGATAGTGCCGGTACCTCTACAGGATCAGGTGATGAAACAGTTACAATCAACGACACGAGTTTAGATCCACCAGCAATACCTGCTGGTTCCACATTCCTACGCATTGCCGACAATGGTCTGGCCGCGTATCGATCAGATATACAGATTGAGGACGAGGTCGAGGTCTACGCCTTTGCGCAATTACAGATGAATGTATTCAGAGAACTCAACGGTTTCTATGCAGTCACCATTCAGAATCCACAGTCATTTGGTAATTGGGAATCTTATACCGTAGGTGGTGCTACAACAGCAAGAAATTCATCATCGATTGTCACAGCATACCAAGGTACTGCTGTTTTCCCATCAGCAATGTCATTTGATGGTATCAACTGGACTAATACTCTTAATGTCAGCGATGGAATACAGGACGCCGTGACTGCTCAAGCAGTTTCAGATACGTTTGGTGTTCCCGATTCACAAACCACCACAAAAACAAAAGATATTTGGATTCGAGCTCCTGGGTATGCAGACACTAAGGTAGCATCATTCCAGTATCGATGCTATGCACTTGCTCGTAGGGCCTAAATCATGACATTCTTAGTTGCTAATACAGCCTCTGGTAGGATTGTATCGCACCTAGAGACAAAAGATCTTTTCGATGTTCACGGCGAACAAATTGTATTTGAAAGCAAAGTAACCGACACGGATCTTGAAATTGTTGACTGTGGTGAAGGATTTCATGATACCGGACAATCTGGTATCTACACTCATTGGTACGACAATGAGAATCGCTGTACCCACCCAAAGACTGATATGCAGCTTGAGTATTCTCACCTTACCACTCAAAGGGGATTTTTTGATACCTTTGAATATAATGAGAATCTTGCGAGCCCGGGTATACAGATGGTCGATCCTGCAGATCAAGAGGCCAATGGTGACCCAGTTTATGATGTAGATATTAACATCTATAGCGACATAGATGTGATCTATGCTCCAGCAGAAAGTGTTGTCCGTATTGCCAACATCCCCACCGACCCAGATACGTTTATTAATATACATCGGTCTAACGGCGAAGAAAATACAGTAATCGATCAACCCTTAGAGTTTTTGGATATCATTGCCTTGGGTGGAGAGGTAATTAATGTCGGTATTGATTCACCGAAATATTTCTTAAAGGGCATCGACATAGTAGGCGAGGTGATATAATGCCAACCCGAGGCTCAGGTGCTATTGGTTACGCAGAACTTCAACAGTATATGGGTGGATCTAACCCCATTTACAATTCTGAGTATCGAGGAGTAGATGGTTCGTGGGTTTGGGGAGCAATCTTTAATTCTGATTCTTACTATTGTCGACCCAGACCTTACTATTTAAATAATAACTCAACTGGTGGTGATCCAGGTTGTACAACGATCTTTTCCAACCCTCGACGAATACGAATTAATTCTAATGTTTATAATAAGGGTGGTGCGACATTCTATTGCGCTTGTGTAAATTATTACCCTGGGCAATTTGACGGGATTTGGGCCAACAATAATTATAGTGCAGTTTCGTTTACTGGCAATAGAAATAGGCCTAGTGCGTACCAACGAAATGGATGGCCCTATTTCATTTGGCAATGTCATAATCAGGTAAGTGGATATAGATACATCTTACCATACTACTATCTTTATAGTGATTATCGTCTTAAAACAAATATTCGATACATTGGGTTGCTCAACGGTCATAGGTACTATACTTGGATGTGGAACGATAAGGCAAAGGCATTAGGTCTTATAGGGAAAGGCATCGGAGTCATCGCCCAAGAGATACAGCAATACATGCCATCAGCTGTTAAAAAAATAGGTGAATACTATCAGGTCAATTACGGTGCGTTAAAGGGTTGACAAGTCTGTTTTTATTTGATATAATGGCGTATCTATTAAGGAGTGAATATGAAAAAATTAGTTCTAGGAAGTATTGCTTTATTTTCAGCATGCGTAGCTGCAGATCCAGCAGTACAAGATCACTATAAAGTAGAGACGGTTAAGACACCTTATTATGTAGAGGTGTGTCGAGAAGAATTGATGGGTGGTGACAAGACAGGAGATACCCTAGGTGGTGCTCTTGTTGGTGCTGCAATTGGTAATGCAATCGGTAAAGATACTGAGGCTACAGTAGCTGGTGCTGCCATCGGTGGTTTAATTGGACATAATAAATCAGATGCAAAACCTATGTATCAAACCCGATGCAGAGAAGAAGTCAAATACGACTCATCTACCAGAAAGATTTACAGTCACAGCACGATAACATTTGTTCATGATGGAAAGACCTATGTCGAACGATTCTATAAAGAGCACTAGTATCACACTACGCTGTGATTGGAACGGTGATTTCACTTTGGAAGCACCAGAGGGTATGTTTCCTCATTACCACTTTTGGTTTTATCCACGAGATCAGTGGAACGCTTGTTCGAAAAAACTCTGGGAGTTGGTCAAACCAGCTCAGGGAGACCCAAAATGACCATTGATGTTTTTTTAGAAGGATTAGGTGTGGCTTGGTTTTTAGCAGTAGGAATATGTGGTTGTCTGTATCCGTTTCTCATTGATAGAGATAAGCACAAACCTTTTCACAAATCGCAGAATATGTATTGCGACGGAGATAATACATGAGCAATGTAATCAGTCTTTGTGATTATCGCGACAGGAAAATGGAAGAACGTATTGAGGCTGAATGGGATGCACTTGATAGAGCCTATACTTGGAGGACTTCTGATCCACAAAATAAGTGGGATGTCGTGACAGATGAAGAATTGAGGGCCCTGGTTGACTTCTTATCGGATTCACTAGAAGATGATTTTAAACCAAATATGTGGGTGAGTGATATGGACACTACCACCTATACAATTACACTCAAGGACGATCAAGATAACATTATTTTATCATGGGGTAACGGTGACGATGAACCGAAAAGCTGAACATAGAGACGAACGCAACTATATTGCAGAGGCTCAAGATCTAATCAAAGGACTTCGTGTGAGCGAATTATATCGATTGTTCGAAATTGTTATTGAAGAACAAAAGAAATCTGCTCCAGAAGAACGACACAAAGAGTTAAAGGCTGTGTACGAGGTAATCAAACACCAGCCTAAACTAGACACTGGTCGATTGATGAGGATCGAACGTGGCTACGGTAAGATGGCTTCAACAGCCAGAGCCAAAGATGGCAACACAATCAAATACGGGAAGAAAGCATGATGTCAGAATTAATATTCTTAACTATTGGGTTTGGTCTTGGATTTCTGGTGGGCGCTGAAGCAGGTCTTCGGGAAATTGCCACAGATCTGTGGGATGAGACAAAATTCTACGCAAAGAAGATTCGAGAAAGACTCTCAGAGCGGGGAAATTAATCCCCACCCTTCGATGCTCTAGTCGCTTGAGTGTTCCATAGCTCAAACAGAGTTTCAATCTTCTCTTCTTGGGTACTAATATCGACTTCTTGTCGAGTTACCTGAGATGATATTGTATTAAATCTGTCTAATGCCTTTTCAAGGTTTTCGATTCGATTATCAAGATACCCAATTCGTATCTCTTGTTCATTATTTTTGCGAACAGATTCTTGAACTTCGATTGGTGGTTTCCATGTAGTTCTAAATTCTGTATTTGCATCAACTTCACCTTGAAGAGTTTCGAGTGCAGCGTTCTGCATCATATCATCGGGTAATGAACCCAACTCACCTCGAGGCCATCTAATACGAAACTCATTATTTTGAGCAACATAAGTTTCAGCCAGATGTAACTCTCTTTCTAATATTGATATCCTTTCAGTCAATTCAAAATATCCCATCACCACGACACCAGTTGCAAAAATCATCGCGACCAAATTGCGAATTGGTATTGTGATGGCGGAATCCTCGCTGACCGAGAATCCGTCATCCTTCTTCATTTGTTAGTCCTTCTTTTTGTTTCCCACTGCATCGGCTGCAAAGAATGCAGAAACCAAAACAGCAATAGAAGCAAAATATGTTGGTGCGATATCAGCAATAAGTGTTGCTGCTTTATCCAAACCAAACATTGATGTTAAGAAGATACCAAGAGGGTACAATAAAAGTCCAATCAACGAGAACCAAGCCATCTTACGAATGGCGTCTCGTTGTGCATCTTGATCTTCTAGTTCTTTTCTTTTGAACTCGAGATTCATGTGAGCTTCGAGTTCTTCCATGGTGACATGTCCATCACCATTGATGTCAGCAGCGTGTAAAGACTCATCTACTGTCACATCTTTTTTCTTACCAGCCATATCCTTTCTCCTGTTGAAAAGGGGGCTTACGCCCCCGCATATTAATGTTCTTTCTTCAACATGGTCCAGATACCCCAAGCTAAACCAGCCCAGGCCAATAACTTAGCAATACCACCAAATAAAATAACTGAACCGCATACTGCGATTAACATACCACCATCCCAAGAGGTCCTTTCGCCTAAACGCGCTTTTACCCAATGCATCATGGTTTTTCTCCTATGTTGTGTATGTTGTTATAATATACGGTCAACAAGTTCCATCTTTAATCTATAGATCGAGGTCTGCCAAGTTCTATAAGCTTGGCTTCGATCTTTTCTTTCTTACGAGTCTTTCTTTCGATCTCACCCTGAACATATTCGTAACGAACTTGCTCTGCTTCGATCAAGGCAACTGATGGCTCTCTCACTGATTGAATTTCTCGTGTTCGATAATAGTTAACCAATTCGGCATCCTTATCGATATCCATATCAAGCATGTCTGCCATCAATTCAAGTTCCATAGCTATCACTTCTTCTTGATGGGCGTGTCTTGCATCAAGATAAATGTAACCCATCAATACAGAAGTGACGATAGAAATTAAGGCAACAATTTGCCCCATATCTTTCCAATTCATATTCATACCTTATTTTTTCTTCTTGCCCTCAAGCTTTTCAATTCGAGCATTCAATTCAGGCCATACGTCGAACTCATGAAGTTCTTTACACGGATGGCTATTCTTTTCAAGTTCCATCAATCTAGCCTCGATCGCATCGATCTTGCCGGTGATTCTTGGGTACTTCTTTCTCCAAGCTTCGGGGTCGTTCTGTAACCAAGTCCAACCCCATCGAATGGCAAGATGTTCGAGGAATCCATCGAACTTGGCTACAGCCCATGTAGCCATTCTTGTGTCTTTAAACCAAAATAAAAATGCTGCACCAAGTAGTGATCCTGCGATAGCTGTGTAGATCCACAGCGTATCATCAAACATTTCTGCTAACATCTGCCTCTTCTCCTGTATACTGCGAATAATAAGCAGAGCTGTGATCGAAGAAATTGTCAAACGGTTGACCCTTCTTCAATGCAGCCCAACGACCTTTCATCTTATCTCTGAAACGAGCCCACCAAGACAGATTGCCGTGGATGTGACCCTTGAAGTCAATATACATTGGTCCACAATGATGACGATAACCCATGAGAGCCAGAGGTACAGTTGGTACAATATCATTATTGTTGACGAATCGGAAGTGCTTCACATGTGCGAAGGCCTTCACGAAGTCTTTGGTTCCGGTTCTAGGTGAACCGTATGTGAATAGACAATGAACATCGATGTCCATTGAGAATCGTGATGCAGCAACCGTAGCCATGGCTCCACCGAGGGAATGGCCACATAGGGTTAATTTCTTACCCAGATGTGGTGTGACTGCTTTGGTTAGATCCGACCATAACTTTTCTAATTCGTTTTGAAAGCCATTGTGGACCTTTCCATGGCCGATAAGAGGCTCATCGGGCCAGGCATTGAGATCAGCAAGGATATCTGTGAATTCTGAAGGTTCGGTACCCCTAAAGGCAACTGCAACCTCATTCTTATTCCAGACAAGATGGCATTGAGCTCCATCGATGTCAAAGAATTTGTGTCCTGTCCATCCTAGTTTTTTGAAGTGTGGTTTGGCTTCTTTACCGTCCATATAGGCGGTTTGGGCCATTACTGCATGTCTGTGCGACTCAAGAACATCTTCATGACAAAATTGCGTAACTTTTTTCATCTTTTTCTCCGCAATGTTGTATGTGATTCAAAATCTATTTATAAATAACGATGAGTTTATCTTGACAAACGCGACAGTTTGTGATAAGATTGCACACATTCGATGATACAAGACTGAAAGCTGTACGGACGCCGGTTCGACTCCGGCCACCTCCACCATAAGCACATTGGGCAGCAACTCGATATAGTTTCAAATAAGACCGAGTGTGCTTTTGATGGGGGTGTATTGGGATTCGACGGGCAGTAAATAGGAATTGTGGAGAATCGTCAAGTACCGACGTTAAAAGGAACACACTAAATATAAACGCAAACGATGACGTTTATGACATGGAGTATGCGCTAGCAGCGTAGTACCCATCGAGGTTTGCCGGAGCCTTGTCGCCCAACTCCGGCCACTTTTTAGAGGATATTTTATGGCAAATAATTTGAAAGAGCTCACCTGGGACCACCATCAGAATGCTGAGAGGACTGAGTTCGCAGAGTTGCTTATAAGTGGGGATATCCACCCCAAGTTGTATCAGAAATATCTGTATGCACAAATGGTGATTTATGGGGTCTTAGAAACAGCAGTGAATCTGCCGGAAGACCTACACGATGTCTTTCGGGCAAATGCCATTATGGAAGACCTACAAGAGTTAGAAGATCTCTACGGTCTTGAAGAGATCGATGACACTTATCCATCAGTCGGTGAATACATTCTTCATATCACCGAATTAGATGAGAAGAAAAATAATGATGCTCTTCTCGCTCACGTATATGTCCGGCACTTTGGAGATATGCATGGGGGTCAGATCATCAAGAAAAAGACACCAGGTTCTGGAACGATGTATGAATTCGAGAATCGCTCGGACCTGATAACTGGTATTCGAGCATTATTAAATGATGACATGGTGGATGAAGCAAGGAAGTGCTTTGGATTCGCCGAACGCCTGTTCTACGAGCTCATGGATGATTGGAAGGCAGGAGATGGGTATGATGAAATCACAAGTTTCATGGACCCCGATTACGAACAGTCTGATTACAGTGACGACTATTAAAACACTTACCCAGTGGAGGAAAAGAAACACAATCTATGGAGAAATTTCTCAAAAAGTTTAACGAGCAAGTTAACAAAACAGAGTTGTATCAAGCAGGAGAATTAATCTTAGTAGGATGTGTGTTGATGGGAATGATGATTCCTATTAGTACATTAATCTAAGAAAAAACTATATTATGGAATCGGTGATTTGGCAAAGATTGCGACTATTGGCAAGCGATATCGAGGATATCTTCGATCAACATCTTGCCCCTTATAACAATCCAAAGCATGTACAGAAATTTGAAGGTTGGACAGATAAATTTTGGAAGTCGGATACAATCCGAAAAGCCCACTTAAAAATAATTGAGCCGGGAACAGAATTCAACAAAAAACTGTGGCTGTTACATATCAATGTATTTCCTCAGCCATGGATCAATCTACCAATATTAGGTTTCGATGTGGTCTCAGGGCCAAATAAAATCAGCGGGTCGTTTATGGACTACTCGCCGGTTTCTGCTGAGCAGCATCCATACATTTCTTATTTTGATGGACTGACTTCCAATTTAAGTTGGAAGAAGGCCAGAGAGCTACCAGAGTGGGCACTTGAGATATTTTCGCCTCATATTGTAGCTGCAGGTGGTATTGATAGTCTGGTTGAACTTGAACAGTTTTGTGAGACCGGAATGCATGCTGTTGAATTCTACATGAAAGGGTTAGACTCTAAGTCATGGAAGACTGGACAAGATTATCTCTCTGCTCAAAACAAATACTGTCAGAATCAGAAGAAGAATGTGCAGCTTCACCGATCTATTACGTCGATGGGAATACAGCTGCACGATAAAGATCAGTATATCAATGATGTGCTCTTCGAAGAAGTGTGATCCAAAACGATACACAAAAACGATGATTTTATCTATAATGTTCCAGAATGGATCACGCTAAATTGATGAATATTAAGAATATATTAAATTCTCAATTTTTTTTGGACAATAGCTGAAAACTCAAAAAATTGTGTATATATAATCCCGTCAAGGCAAAGATGCCTTACATCATCCCAAATTCATTATTTTTTGATAGGAGTTCTCAATGAAGAAACTGATCGCGCTCGTGTGTCTAATGATCGCACTCCCAGCCACTGCAAAGCCAGCAGTAGAAGAAACAGCCAAGCTTAACGAACAAGGTGAATATTGCGCACGTATTGAAGTACGCGGTGTTGCAGGTCTTACTACTCGTAAGACAATTTGCCGAACCCTCGAAGAGTGGGAAAAAGCAGGTTACAAAGTAACTGCACCAGCAAGGGAGGGTTAATGAAAATTTTATGCAAAGAAGAAGCTCAAATGTTTTTTACACTTACAGCTTCTTTACTAATTGCCCCCGCAATGATTGTACTGACGGTGGCATCATGATGATAAAACTAAGAAATTATGCACTAGCAGTTGTTGTGCTCGGTGCCTGTATTATGGGCCTCGCAGGTCCAATCATGTATCCCGAATATATGGTAGAAGCTCAGATGAATTCTGGCTACTACATCCCAATGATCTAAGGGAATATCATGAAAACTCAAAGAAACATTTTAGTATCTTTGATTATGATTATATCAGTTTCATTTGCGGCTAACGCCCAACATTCGATTGATATAATCGATCCAGTGATCAAGTGTCCGCCTGAAAAGACGCAGGACAGCAAAGGTTGTGGTAGACGACGTGAGGAGGTCCCTCACCAAGTCTAAATAAGTAATTCAGGTTTTAGTGGAGTTCCTGGCCGTCGGTAAGGCACCAAAAAACTCCACACCACAACGGAATATATTATGATACCATATTACATTTTCGGTTTGCAAAGAACCGGAACTCAATTTCTCGAAAGGGTGGTTGAGGCTAATTATGACGGGTCAGAGATCCAGAATAGAGATTTTCCCATTCTCAAAGACTGGGGAAAGCCTTGGAAACATATCGTCAACATGGACGAGGCCTGGTCGTACGATAAAGATATTCCAGCACTGGTTCTAACCAAAAATCCATATACATGGATCGAATCGATTGTCTTTAGAAAACGTAAAGATTTTTTCGAAACCCAAACGATATACGAAGATCTGAAAAGCAAAGATTCTGTTTATATAAACGGGATCGATGTTGAAGCACTTGCACTAATTTGGAACGAGTGCTATCATCATTGGGTCAATCAAACAAAAAGTTATATCGATTACGGTAAAATTTGGATTCTTCGATACGAAGACCTGATTGATGATCGGGTGAAGGAATCGATCCTTCGTATGGCTTGTGATAAGATCATAGGTGAATTTAATCCACCTGAATGGCGTGAGACACACAAGTGGATTCCTATGGATAGTTTCTTATTTTGGCCGGCCGGTTCCATTGTCGACAGTGGTGATTTGGACGATGCTCGAATAGAATACTATCAGAAACAAACTCCGGTCGAATTATCTGCAAACGCAATTGCCCAAATCACCAAAAGACTAGACAAATATACTATGTTAAAAATGGGATATAAACCCTTATGAAGCCTCGATATTATATCTTTGGCCTAATGAGATCGGGCACTAATATGACTGTGACGCTCCTCGATAAGGTCTTTGGTGTACGTGCAATCAATAATGAAAGGACCGAGTCCGACATCTACAAACATCGATTTGAACCAGACCCCGATTGGACACCTAGTGCCCCAGTTATAGCAATTCATAAAAGCCCTTACATGTGGACTGAATCTCTTTTCACCAGAAGAGACATGTCATTCCATCGAACGATGTATGAGTTCCGCCGGGATTGTTCTGCTGGGATTGATGTGATGGAATGGTTACCTTCTAGTGATGGAACAATGCAACCATACCCCGACGTTAAGGTTCAAGGCAGGATCTACGAGACCTGGGCAAGAGGGTGGGTGCTAGATACCAAATTAGATGTATTCGTAATACGTTATGAAGACATGTTAGTCGATGAGCGTAGAGAAGAAATTTTGAATCAGATCGAGTCTAAATATGGATGGACAAGAACAGGAAAGGACACGAAATTGCCCAAATTTGGTTCAGTCCAAAACTCACCAGACTTTACGGAGTCGATGGTTGAATATTATCTCACCGGTGTCCCTAAAAATTACTATGGGACATCATCATTTCCGTGGCGATTATCGGGCATTAATGATATCTCACAAGAGGTATTCGATGCCCTCAATTACAAAAAATTAAAACTTTAATTGACATTTGTATCAGTACTTGATATAATAGCAAGGATTAACAAATGGATGAAGAGGAACCTTATAATATGGTAGTATCTATGACCCCTGAAAAAATTCATCACGCGATATCTAAGATGATATCAAGTGGTGTTCCCTACATCGATGCGCTTGTCGAGTACGCGGAAAGAAATAACTTGGAGATTGAATCTGTTGCCGATGTAATTAAGAAGTCTTCGATTTTAAAAGAAAAAATTCGAACCGAAGCCGTACAACTACGAATGGTGCAAAAAGATGAGGCAGATCTCACAGACCTATGCAAATGAGGAAGCGTACTCAGCGTATATAAAATACCTTGCCCTGAAGAAACATTTTACGACAGATCAGTACGACTATCATAAATATAATGGCAAGGTCAAGGCGTCTTATGAGACGTTTCGAACACGCAATGACACATTCTACTTTCGGAAGTTGACGAGACAAGAAGATTGGGAAAATGTGTTACTGGCCAATCTTTTGGTCAAACCAGATACATGGATTAGAGATATCGTAGAGCCCCAAGGGGCACAAATCTATAACGAATGGCGAAAGAAAATTGAGTCACTCGGGTATCTTTTTAAATCCGACTTGAAGTCGTTGAAAGATGACTACAAGGAAAACTTTATATCACATGAAGGACAACATCCTTATATTATGACACTGCTCTTGCAGAAGCAGATATCGTTGGAGACGTTCACCATCCTATCGCATCTGGCTAAGATTTTTCCCTATTGGGACGAAAAAGTTCTTGACAAGTTCGTAGCATGTGATATAATACGCAAATCTAAAAAGTATAAACCCTTCTTAGATTTCGAACCCAAGCGATTCTCAGACTATGTCAAGAATCACTTTTTGTTATGACATACAACGCAATATTAAAAACATACATCGCTATATAAAGGAGAAACAACTATGGCACTAAACGACTTTTCAGCACTCAAGAAGAATCGTACCAAATCACTTGACAAGCTCAATGCAGAGCTAGACAAGCTGTCCTCAAAGACCTATTCAGATCCAAACGAAGGTAAATTCTGGAAACCCCAACGAGACAAGGCTGGGAATGGTTTCGCCATTCTGCGATTCTTGCCTGCTCCCAAGGGTGAAGAAATGCCATTCGTGCGTATTTGGGACCACGGCTTTCAAGGCCCTACTGGTCTTTGGTACATCGAGAATTCACTCACGACTCTCAACCAAGATGATCCGGTATCAGAATACAACTCTAAGTTGTGGAACTCTGGACTGGAATCGGATAAGGAACTGGCTCGTAAACAGAAGCGTCGACTCAAGTATATCGCCAATGTTTATGTCGTGAAGGATTCTGCAAATCCTGAGAACGAAGGAAAGGTATTCCTTTATCAATTCGGCAAGAAGATCTTCGACAAGTTGAATGATCTGATGAACCCATCTTTTGAAGATGAGGCTCCAGTCAATCCTTTCGACTTCTGGGAAGGTGCAAACTTCCGATTGAAGATCCGTCAATTCGAAGGATACCCTAATTATGACAAGTCAGAGTTTGATGCTCCTTCGGCCTTGTCAGATGATGATGAAGATCTTGAAGCAATTTGGGAAAAGCAACACTCTCTCCAAGAGTTGCTCGACCCTTCAAACTTCAAGTCCTATGACGAACTCAAGCAGAAATTGTATCGAGTTCTTGATCTTGGTAATGCAGCAGCTTCTTCAGACCCCTTTAAGGAAGAAGAGGAAGATGTACTTGATCTGAGTTCATCAATGAAATCTGAACCAGAACCTATGATGAAGGAAGTGGCTAATCCAGTTGTCGATGACGACGATGATGATGACCTTTCTATCTTCAAGGAATTGGCTAAGGCCTAAGTAGATGGGGGCCACCCGGCCCCCCTTTTTTAAGGAGAACAAACATGGCTATTGTCAATGACCCCTTAGACTTTGATTTTGGCTTTACTGCTGTTGATGAGAATGAACTGGAAGCAGTTCGTATTGCTCAGGCTTCGGCAGAAGATTTATCTTCTCAATTAGAAACGGTTGACAGCCGCGCAAAAATGTTATATGATACCGTAATGCCTTTGATTAATAATCTGAAGAACAATCCAGAGAAGGATTATATCTATTGGCCCGATCGGTATGAAAAACTCGATGCGTTTGCTGATCGACTTTACCAAATTATGAATGGAGATATTACATGAGTCTAATGGACAAAATGCTCAAAGCAGGCACTGTCAAACACTCATCTGTACTATCAAAATCAACTTTCTTCAACGAGAAACAACCAATCAAGACTGAACTCCCGATTCTTAATATCGCGTTCAGTGGTTCACTCGATGGCGGGTTGATTCCTGGTCTTACAGTGTTTGCCGGAGCTTCGAAGAGCTTCAAGACCCTCTTGGGTCTATATTGCATGAAGGCATATCTCGACCGATACGAGGATGGTATTGCTATATTCTATGATTCAGAATATGGCGTCACTCCCGACTATCTTGAGAGTTATGATATCGATACCAATCGAGTACTTCATGTCCCTATCGAAGATGTCGAACAGCTCAAGTTCGATATGACAAAACGACTCGACGACATCGAACGTGGAGATCGTGTCTATATTATGATCGATTCAATCGGTAACTTGGCCTCGAAGAAAGAGGTCGAAGATGCGTTGAATGAGAAATCGGTTGCCGATATGTCACGGGCAAAACAACTGAAATCTTTATTCCGTATCATCACCCCCAAGTTAACGACCAAGGATCTCCCCTGCGTCGCTATCAATCACGTCTACCAAGAAATGGGGTTATTCCCCAAGGCAATCGTGTCTGGCGGTACGGGGATCTACTATTCAGCTAATCAAATCTTCATCATCTCTAAATCACAGGAGAAGGATGGGTCTGAATTGGCTGGATTCAAATTCACGATCAACATTGAGAAATCGCGATACGTGAAAGAGAAGGCAAAACTTCCCTTCACTGTTATGTTTGAAACCGGCATCCAGAAATGGTCTGCACTCTTTGATCTGGCTCTTGAATCAGGGCACTTGACAAAGGCCACGCAAGGATGGTATAATATGGTGGATATGTCGACTGGTGAGATTATCGAACCGAAACGTCGACTGAAAGATATCGAAGGCGACCATGAATTCTTCGAAGGTCTGTGCGAAGACCCGAAATTCAAACGATTCGTCGAAGATAAATTTAAACTAACAATGGCTGATAGAGAAGAATATGCTAGAGAAGACGATCTTATCGAATCTGATACTGAATGAGGACTACTACCGAAAGGTATACCCTTATCTAAAATCAGATTATTTTGAAGATAGGAATTACCAGAAGGTATATTCCACTATCTGTGAGTATGTTGAGAAATATTCCGAGCCTCCGTCAAAGGAGGCTTTGGGTCTCTGCCTGGATAACCGAACAGACCTGAACGAAGACGCGTACAAAGAAGTACAAGACATCGTTCGGGGTCTTTCGTTAGACGAAGATACAAACACAGAGTTCCTTATCGACGAGACAGAGAAATTTTGCCAAGATAGGGATCTATTTAATTCAGTCCGTAAATCCATTATGATCCTTGAAGGACAGGGTGGTGATATGGACAAGGGAGAAATCCCAAAAATTCTGGCTGATTCTCTCGGTATCTCTTTTGATTCGAGTATCGGCCATGATTTCCTCGTGCAGAATGATGATCGCTATGATTATTACCATAAGAAAGAGGAAAGAATTCCGTTTGATATTGAATTAATGAACAAGATCACCAAGGGTGGTCTACCTCGTAAATCGATGACTGTACTACTGGCCACTACTGGTGGCGGTAAATCTCTGGTCAAATGCCACATGGCATCCTCGATGTTGATGCATGGCAAGAATGTCTTATTCATCACCATGGAATTGGCTGAAGAAGAGGTTGCCCGGAGGATCGATGCCAACATTATGGACATTACCCTCGATGAGGTCGGAGAGATTCCTCGTGATGTTTTTGAGAAGAGAATTGCTCGATACAGATCGAAGACTCCTGGCAAATTGATCATTAAGGAATATCCAACCGGAAGTGCTCACGTGGGACACTTTCGACATCTATTGAACGAACTTAAAATGAAAAAGAATTTTATTCCAGATGTCGTGTTCGTTGATTACCTGAATATCTGTGCTTCTTCTCGTGTGAAAGGAGCCGCAGCTGCAAACTCTTACACTCTTGTGAAATCTATTGCCGAAGAGGTCCGTGGTCTGGCAATGGAGAATAATTGTGCTGTTGTCACATCATCCCAGTTCAACCGAGATGGATATGGCAACTCTGATGTCGATCTGACCAATACATCTGAATCGATGGGTATCACCCATACTGCTGATGCCATCTTTGGTCTGATTACGTCTGAGCAACTCGATTCCCTCAATCAGCTGATGATCAAACAGCTCAAGAATCGATGGGGTGATCTTTCTTATTATAGAAGATTCCTCGTGGGTATTGACAGAGCGAAGATGAAGATATATGATTTAGAGGAAAGTGTACAGCAGACCATCCATCAAGATTCGGGTGATATCAAGAAACAAGATGATGATGTTGCTGTATTTGATAAGACAGACTTTGGTGTACGGCAGCTAGGAGAAGGAAAGAAGAGGTTTTCTGCCGGAGGGTTGATATAGTTATAAATATTGGGTAACACGGAGCTCATAATGAAACGGTTTCAAACCTATCTAAAAGAAGAAACGGCTATCGATGAAAATGCAAGGGCATTGGAACTAGTAGCCGAGATTGATAATGCAATTGGTTCTATACCAACAGAAATTGCACTAGACGATCGTCCTGCCTATAATAGTGGTAAAAAGTTAGGCATCTCAATGATGATGGACGACGCCATGAGGACAAAATATGCCTCAATGGCAAATGCAATTATCGAAGAACGAGATGACCTAGAACCAGCTCCGGTTAAACCAGCCCGTATTACCAAAGATTTTGCTTTCCGGCATAAAGACCTAGAGAAATACGTATACGTCAACTGTCGTCCAAGTGGTAAAAGATCTGCTGCTGGAGATGATCCTCACGAACTCATGACTGCAGGTTTGATGCTAAAGTCATCTCTGCCCATACCCACCACGTCGGATGAAATGGATGTACTGATTGATGAGGTTAAAAAGAATCTCGGCAATATCAGTGGCTACAAATCAGGCCAGGTAGAGAAATTAGGTGGGGACTACGCGAATATGGCCAAGGCCGTTTCTGCTGCAAAGGCACTCCACGATAATGGTTGGGGTGGAGCTGATAAAGTCTATCTCACCGGCCAGGCATGGGATGACGATGTCAAGAAATTCCAGATCACCAAATACGGCATGCAAGATTTCAACTCTTCTGATTTTATTATCAAGAAGGGTTCTAAGTATATGGGTGTCTCTCTCAAAAAGAAGATTCGTCTATCTGAGGCAGATCCTACTCTGATTAATAAATCATTCTCTACACTGTTCCAAGGTAAAGAATTTCAATCGCTGATGGAAACCCTCGATAAGAGCGCTGGTATGTTCTATCTTCGTGTCATTGCTAGAGCCAAGAAAGATGGGGTACTAGATCCGGCGACAGAGAAGCTGATGAAGAAGACTAGACCTTCTACCAAGAATTGGAAGTTATTCATCCAGCAGATACCCAACGAAATAATCAATGCTGAACTGAAAAAGAGTCGATCTCTATTTGGCAAGATGGGCAAAATCATTTCTCAGAATAAAGAACTTATTGCCAATCAGTTAGTACAACTTATTTTCAAAGCAGATTTAAAAGAACTTCAATCTGTTGATTTCGATTTCTCATTGGTCACTGGTATCGGTGATTATGGGGCAAGGAAAGGTGTCGTGGTCGAAAAGGCAGAATATAAAAATATCGACACAGTATCGGAGAAGATAGAAAATCTTGCATCGAAGGGTGGGGCTTCTATCGATTACACCCCCGGTGAGGTACAGGCGTTCCAGCCAGGAGCAACGGCTGCAATGTTGAAATTAGATTTATCGTTAGGTGGTACGGTTCTTGCAAATATTGTTTTACGTTATAAAGGCAACTTTAGATCGGCACCATCTTTCACTGCATTTATGAGTGATGAATTCAAGGCAATCTATAGAGATATGCCCAAGAGCTCGTAGGGAGTTTAATGAAACCATTTAGTTATGATTTATTTGAGGTTATTAGAGGTAAACAATTAAGACACAATTTCCAAGGATTTGAAACCCTAGAGCGAAATTATTCTGAGTGTTTACAAGACATATATGTTCTTTCGATGACTGATGGTAAACGAGAGGGCACATATTTAGAGATCGGTTGTGATCTTCCTTTTCATAGGAGCAATACAGCCGTATTAGAGTTGGCCTATGGATGGCGTGGTCTCAGTATTGATTATAATTCTGATTCAATTCAGAAACATCATCAACAGAGACCAAATAACACGGCATATTGTTTAGATGCTACAACGATAGATTATTCTGTCCTCTTACCACATCTACAAATGCCTACAGTTATTGATTATCTCCAGCTGGATTGTGATCCACCGGATGTAACGTGGGAGGCAATGCATAGGATACCATGGGACTCTTACAGGTTTCGTGTGATAACATATGAACACGATTCATATTATTATAAGGATAAAGATTTTAGAAAGCACTCTCGTAAATTTTTATCAGAAAGGGGGTATGTTCTTATGGCTGGAAACATATCACCGGATGAGGATAGATCTAGGGCATTTGAAGATTGGTGGTGTGATCCTAAGTTGATTGACCCTATAATATTCCTTAATATGAAATCTGAGAGTGACGAACATAAAAAGCCATACGAATATTTACTAGGACACGTATGAAATCATTTGGCACATATTTGGAAGAGTCAAAGAATCTTCACATGACTCACCTCGAAGACGCTGTATTAGACGGCGGTGTTAAGGGCACTCGAAATGTTATCCTTTATCTCCGAGCTCTTCGTGATATGTTGGCCGGGAACACTAGTGCTCCTGTTTCTCTCACTACAAAGTGGGATGGTGCTCCTGCCATCTTCGCCGGGATAGATCCGACTGATGGAAAATTTTTCGTGGCCAAAAAGGGCGTCTTCAATAAGAACCCTAAGTTATATAAATCGAATGAAGACATTGATAATGATTTGAGTGGTGAACTGAATGACAAATTCAAGATCGCACTCGCAGAGCTCTCCAAGTTGGGGATCAAAGGAGTTGTGCAAGGTGATTTCCTCTATACGTCAGACGATATCAAGGCAGAAAGTATTGATGGCGAACCGCATCTTACTTTCCATCCTAATACCATTGTTTATGCGATACCGGTCGATTCAGGCCTCGCTAAAGAAATATCAAGATCCAAGATCGGTGTGGTCTGGCACACAACTTACGGAGGATCAGATCTTGAATCAATGTCAGCAAGTTTTGGAAAGAAGATTGTCCCAGGCCTCAAAAAAGTAGCTAGTGTGTGGAATGTAGATGCTGTCTTCGAAGACAAATCGGGTACAGCCACATTCACGGCTCAGGAAACAAAAGAATTTACTGAACTCTTATCTAAGGCAGGATCTCTATTCAAGACGACAAAGAAAGGTGTACTGGATGGCCTGTATCAAGATGCCGAATTGAATATGAGGGTCAATACATACATCAATTCTAAGATAAGAGAAGGGTCTCGTATTGGAGAGCCTAAGGCCTTCGTCATCGGCCTGAGAAAATTTATTGACGAATACTACGAAAAACAGGCTGCCAGTCGGTCCTCAGCAAAGGGCAAACAGGCACAGAGAGATAAAAAGAACACTGTTCTTTCTTATTTTAATAAATACAAAGATAAAGACATCGAAAAAGTCTTTGAACTATATAATATGCTAGTCGATGCTAAACATATCGTGATCGATAAACTCAATACTGTACAGGGTATTAAGACTTTACTCAAAACTTCGAAGGGATTCGAGGTGACTGGACAAGAAGGGTTTGTTGCCATTGATCACTCTGGACAAAATGTTCTAAAATTGGTAGATAGACTTGGCTTTAGTAGAGCTAATTTTTCACCTGATTACATAAAAGGTTGGCAAAAATAAATGGCTCAATGGAATAAAAAGTCACAATCATATTTAGCTAATGGCACCTCTTTATTTGAGGCGGTCACCTTGGCTGATAAATTTGGAGCCCAGTCCGACTGGCGACCTTCGTTCACCTCAAAGAATCGCCTCAAGGTATCTAATCCTCAGACAATATTCCATCATACATTTTCTCATGTGGTCGAAGATGCTCAATGGTTACAAGAACTTGGTGGCACTGCCAACGCGTATATTTCTAACGATGCTGCTAATCCTGAGACATTTGATCCTCTCAGCCCCGGGTCTGATATCATCACCGAAAACACTGCCGTTGCAGTCGTCAAAGCTGCCAATGATTTCGTTAAGAGAGAAACGGCAAATGTCATTCCATACGTCCCAGGTAAAGAACAGTTTGCCTCAATGGCATGTCGATTCGATTTGCCATCTGAAGGTATCACTCGACGCATTGGAATGTATGATGATGACAATGGTGTCTTTTTTGAGGATGATGGCACCGGTGATTATTTCCTCGTCGTTAAAAAGAATGGTGTTGAAACTGTTCGCGTAGGAAGAAATGCAGGTGAATGGAATGGCGATAGCCTCGAAGGTGACGGTAGATCTCAAATCGTTGCTAACCCTCTTGCTCAACAATTGCTCGGTATTGAATATGAATGGTATGGATCAGGTCAGGTTAAATTTGGTTACGTAATCGATGGTGAATTCCACGTGATCCATACAGTCAATAATGCAAACACCACTGTAGGTACATGGACTAAAACACCTTTCTTACCTTTAAGACAAGAATTGATTGCATCGCCTACCTATTCTGGACCTCCTGCATATTTCTATCTTTCTTCAACCTCTGTGATTGCAGAAGGTGGTGTTGAAGATATCGGCACGGTTCATAATGCTGAGAATGGTTTAGATTTTACCACTAGTGCGCCATTGGTAGAAATCGATACTACCACAAATAATCTAATTAACGCCAAGACGTTCTATCCTTTGGTGTCTCTTCGTTTGAAAGACATTGCTTTATCAGCTGCTGTGAAGATTTTGGAAATGCAAGTATCTTCTGTAGATAACACGAACCTTTATTTTATGCTGGTTCGAAACCCGACTCTCACTGGTGCGACCTTCACAGACCAAGGTGAACCATATAGTGCTGTAGAGGTCGATACTGCAGCTACTGCCGTATCATTTACAAAAGATAATGTCATTTTTTCAGGCGCTTCTCTTTCAGGTGCCAGTAACATTGTTCAATTTAGAGATCAGCTACGTTATCAGTTGCGAAGAAAATTTGTAACCAATACCTTTGCAGCTATTGAATCTGATATAGTAACAGTTGTGGCTGCATCTACGGCTCCTTCCAAGACCGCGATCTGTAGCATAGCCTGGTCAGAATTATACTAATAAGTAGTTATGTCTAATATACTCCTCCTCACCGATATAATCGAGCAGAAGGTGAGAAAGGAAAAAGAGCTGGAATATTATCAAAATGAATTGGATAAACTGCAGCAGAAAATGTGGTGGATCCGCAAAGAAATAGAGATCACCAATCTCTGTATTGAAGTGATAGAGACCGAGAAAGCAAATCTGGTCTCCGATAGATTATTAGGTAATGATGAGAATGAACATTGAAAAGAAAATCACCCAGATATGGATAGGCCCAAAACCTGCTCCTCTCAAATGGATTCAAACTTGGAAAGATAAACATCCAGATTGGAATCATACTCTCTTCACAGACGAGATGCTAAAGTCTCGTAAATGGCACAATCAACATCTTATCGAACGATATTATCAATGGCAGAAGTGGCCAGGGGTAGCAGATCTCATTCGATATGAGTTGCTTTACGAGCAAGGTGGATTCATGCCGGAGGCCGATTCTCAGTGTTTAGAGAGGGTCGACGAACTCTTCACATCTCCTGAGCACTATGCGTATTCTTGTTGGGAAAATGAAAAGGCCAAACCAGGTTACGTATGTCCCATGTATGCTTGTAACCCAGGAAATGTGTTTCTAAAACATATAATAGATACTCTGCATGAATTAAGACCAGAACAACTCAACCCAGAACCATTTCGATCAACCGGAAATCTGTTTCTCGCTCATCAAGTTCCTAATTGGATGCATATGCTTACCATATGGCCTTCTTATTTCTTTGTTCCTCAATGGTATGTTGGTCCTAGATATAGTGGTCCGGGCAAGATTTACGCTGATCAATTCTGGGGTTCGACCGGTCTGTTTGTTAATGTTAAAACCTATGATAAAGGTGCTTGATGTACATTTCACATAAATATAAAATAATATTCGTAAGGACACCAAGGGCTGGCGGGAGCAGTATCTGTAAATATTTAATTGATAATATTGATGACCCCGAAGCAATATATACCCCAGTAGAAGACGATAATATTTTAGGAACCGTATCTGAAGAAATACTAGAAAAGTATAGACCCTACGGTTTCTATGGGTTAGGATTGGAAGATCTAATCAATGAGGATCTGGTTACAGAAGAGCAGGTAGACGATTATACCTGTTTCTGCATCCTACGAGATCCCATAGAAAGACAAAAGAGTCTTTATTATCAACTTAAATATATGAGGACTCCTCAAGAAGATCCTTCCTTATCTGAATATAAGGCTTGGACCAATAATGGGTATTCTCTGAATCACCCAAATGACACCATATCACAATATGATAGATTACGTGTCAATGGGAAAGTAATGGGGCAATATTGGCTCTATGAATACATAGATTACCATTTAAGAGATTTGTTTGAAGATAAAGGGATTAGACAGATCACTGGAGTTCCTAGATTTAAACTAAGATATCGAAGAGACAAAGATTTTGATTTTGATTTAGGTACCGTAAATAAAATAAGAAAGCATTTTAAGGAAGATTTCAACCTCTACTCGAGGTTAAGGATATCAGCATATGAAACCGACATTAGCCATTATACTGCGACACAATAATCCGTTATCACACGAATACGCTGCCAAGTGTGCTGAATCGTGTGACAAAGTAGGTATTGAATGGGAATACTTTAACGGTTATGGTAACATGACCGGAAAGGCTGCTTGGATGAAAACAGGCATACCTATGAAATTCAATGAAGAATATAGGTACATGGCTGACGATGAAATGCTTGATGCTCATAAAGCAAATTGTGCAAGTGCAGGCCATGGTGGAATTTGGAAGAAGATAGCCGAGCATTCCAAACACGAATCTTTCATCATATTAGAACACGATGGTCTGTTGTTAAATCCAGTAGATATCGATATCCCTGACTACAAGATATGTGTCCTTGGTTATAAGATGAAAGACCCAGAGAATTATAATCACGCTGCAGCCGGATCTCCAACGGACCTGATTGATATCGATGGACACGAAGGTGCTCATGCATATGCGATCACCAAAAATACTGCCAAGGTATTGGTCGCGGAGATCGAAGGACTGGGCGTATTAGGTGCCGTTGATAATGCTTATTTCATTAGAGGTCAACGTAGAACAAGAGTGCCTCTTTGTATTGCATCGCCACCGCCGGCTGTTGGGTGGTTGAGAGAATCTACCATATGGAAAGGTGGTTCGGCAGATAGAAACTACCGGTTCATCGATTCATTCGATAGACATTATCGACAGGGTAGAGTTGTCTTGACGAATAAATAAACACATAATAGCAAATAAGTGGTTATCATGTCATATCTAAAAGAAAGAAATCGTAAGTCCACTAAGGTAGAGGCCCCTGAAGATGATGCCTCCGTTGATGTAGATGTTGATGATGCTGAGGATGAACCTAAAAAGGCTGAGAAGCCCAAGAAGGACGACAAGAAGGATGACAAAAAGAAAGGCAAGAAGACAATTGCCTTCAAGGAATTCGATCCTTCCAAATACGTAGAGATAAATCCTGTCACTGAGGCTGTCGATGGCAATAAAAAGATTGTCGTCACATTCGGTCGCATGAATCCGCCTACTACTGGTCACAGTAAATTGGTGAGAATGGTAGCTAAACAAGCACGTCGTGCAGGTGCCGATTCTGCTGTATATCTTTCTCATTCTCAAGATAAGAAAAAGAACCCTCTGTCTTATAAAGACAAGATCAAATTTGCAAAAGCCGCGTTTGGTAGTATTGTCAAAAATTCTAAGGCTCGAAACATCATCGAGGTCCTCAAGGAACTTGATTCAGCCTATTCGGATGTTATAATCGTTGTGGGTTCTGACCGCGTAAAAGAATTCGATACCCTTGCCAACAAATATAACGGTAAGGAATATAATTTCAAATCAATTAATACAGTATCTGCCGGGGATAGAGACCCAGACGCCGAAGGTGTCACGGGCATGTCTGCTTCTAAAATGAGACAGATGGCCGCTGATGGTGAGGCTGCAATGTTTATGGCTGCATTGCCTGATAAGTTGGCTCAACAACGATCTACGGGTCGTGAAGTATATGATTTGGTTCGAAAGGGAATGGGCCTTCCTGTTGGTGAAGAAATGGATGAAGCCATGACACCTGCCCAACGCAGAAAGGCTGCCATTCGAATGAAGAAGCTTGCACCTAAGATTGCCAGAAAGAAAGCAATCGCAATGAAGAGAAAGGCCTCTACTGAAAAACTCAAAGGCCGTGCACAAAAAGCTGCATTGAAAATATTGAAAAAGAAAATTGCCGGTGGTAAAGATACCGACGATATGTCCTATTCTCAACGTCAAAAAATTGATGATCGCCTGAAGAAGATACCCAAGGCAAAGGCAAAGCAACTTGCCAAAAAGCTCTTGCCCGCGATTAAGAAGAAGGAATTAGAACGCATTCAAAAAATGCGTAGCAAGAAAGAAGAAGACCTAACAGTCGAAAACATCCTAGAGTTACAAGAAATGGTAGATCAGTATATGTCTACCGATATGCTCGAAGAGAATCGACATGCCAAGATCTACGCACGACCCCATCGACTCTTAAAGCAAGATAATACGGTAAAGATTGATTATCGTTTTAAATCTTTTAAGAGATGGAAGCCTGTACCTGAGCCTGTCGCACCGACCCCTGAATTGGATGAGGTACAACAAGATGGAGACATCAAGGATAAGGAGGGCTCACAGCCAAAAAAGTACTATTCCGGTCTCGACAAGAAGACCAAGGAAAAGCGTAATTCGCACTTTGCCCGAAAGGCAAAAATGAGTGATGACGATCCTAAGGCATATACTCCTGCACCCGGCGATAAAGAAGCCAAAACAAAACCTTCTAAGCACACCAAGAAATATCACCAGATGTTTGGTGAAGAGACAGTAGAACTTGACGAAGGTGCGGTTGCTGTTTCTGCTGTAGAAAAAGAAATTAAAAAAAACGGCGGAACTAAAGTAAAGAAAGATGATAAATCAATTACATTTACTCTAAACGGTGCTCAAAGAAAGATCCCTGTAGATAGAGGGTTTGTTCAAGATCGCTATTATATGAAGCTACAAAAAATGTTCGAAGAAGTTGAGCTTGACGAAGACACGAAGGAAACCTTGCAGAAAAAGGCAAAGGAAACAGGTATATCATATGCAATTCTTAAAAAG